CTCTAACCCTAAACTAAATCCACCTATGCCGCTAAATAAATCAATGACCTTCATAATAGATTTAACTGATCTGCTCCTTTCTCTTTACGGCTATATCTAAAATCAACTAGCTTGTAAGGTTTTGCTTGTGCAAACTTTGACCTTATAGCTTTGTTGGGATTATTTTTGAGGGCGTAGTCTATGGATTTGTTATCTACCTCAAGAACAATCTTGCCCTCGTGTTCGATTTGCAACCCACCCTTTTGCATAGCTTTAACACAGTCATAGTCTCGAACAGACAACAACCCATTATAATATTTATTTACTTTTACTTTGTGCATTTCGTCTTACCTCATATAGTTTTGTTTCATAAATCTTTCTAATTTCTTCTGTCAGCATTGGGTATGTTTTTGCATACATTACGCCTTGCGTCTTACCCCAGTGTTTTAATTCTTCTTCAGTTTCGAGATTAATAAATTGCTCCACAATACTTTCTATTTTCTTTTCTTTATACCAGTTGAGCATGTGTTTGCTTGCACCTTCAGGACAACCAAATCTTTCATCGTTCATGTATCACCTATTTTAGATAAAGCAGATATTTCGATTTGGTTAATTTTCTCTATAATCTGATTGTATTGTTTTTTGTATTTTAAAAAGACTTTTTTGCTTATCTTCATCATGTGAGACCTCACCTGATCGTCATAGACAAACATGCCTTTATTACAATGCACACAATCCTCAATACTTGATGTAGTTCTTATCACTCCTGTGCCATTACAAACAAAACATCTTTCAACTACAGATTCGACTATAGCTGTGTTAAGAAACTTTCTGATGAGACCTTGTTCTTTTGGCATTTCTTTTTTAAGAAAAATCTCACAAGTCTCGTCAAATAGCTCATCAAATAAAGATGACCTCGAGCTGTTATCGTCAATGTATTTCATAAGCAGTAGGTTGTATTCTTTGCGATTGAGTTTGCTTGTACCGAGAATGTGGTTGATATCTTCGGCTGTAGTCCTATTGTGATGATTCTCACGAAGCTCAAAGCTACTAGACTTTGGTAAGATCAAAGATAATAAATCAACTTTCAATCTAAAACCTCATCATAGTATTTGAGCAGAGATTCTTGAGACCCAAACCTTTCTTCAAATCTCTTGGTATTATGGTGTACTCCGTCTTGCCCTCTGTGATGTCGAGGACAAAGCCCAACAAAGTTTTGACTGCGCAATCCCATTCCTGCTCCTGTCAAATGATGTATCTCACATTCACTATAACAGTTATAAAAGACTTTGCACACTATACAACCTTTCTCAGCCACTCTCTTGTAAGCCTCTCTCATGGCCTTATTTGGCTTTTTTTTCATTATCTGTAGTTTGCTCTATTAATTTATCTAAGTACCATTTAGCTTTGTTTAAGTCCTCTAGCGGCTTACCCTTAGATTTATACCTTGTTATGTATTTGACAATATTGCCCTCAAGCCAATTCATATCTTGTGAGATAATAAAATCTGTTAGCTGGATACCACCTTTTTGATAGTAAGAGGGGTTGATGTTGTCTTTTTTACTCACTTACTGTAACCCTCATATAGCTTTCTCTCAAGATTTGCACTACTGTTGCTAGACCTCCAAATATTGACCTCAAGCTCAAATATCTTGAGCTGCCACCTTAATTCTTGTTGTCTGCCTTTCAAATTGGCTATCTCGTGAGCATATTTGACTATTTTTGGCTCTATTCTGCTTTTGGCCTCCCTATCCTTGATTGTGCCTGTTTCTTCCAAAAATACCCTAGATTCTTCTTGTTTTTTAAGTTCAATCTTTTCTTCTAGTTCTTTGGTAACTCGATTGAGTTCTTTGGCGCAATCTCGCATAGAGATGATATTCTTTTCAATCTCAACCTCAGATAACGATACTCTTGCTAATTCAGTCATATTGATCTGTCCTCCACCCATTTGCGGGTAAATTCATCAAACTCTTTTTCTGAGTATATTTTGTCTTCTAATCCCTCATTTCTTCTCTTTTGGTTCTCATCTACCATGTGTTTTTCCCAATCTGAGAGTATATCTTCTGCATTGGTTTCTACATAATCTCTGTAATAACTCATTTTATTTTGTCCTCGCTATTTATTTTTTATAAATAATATGGTATTTATAAGGTTTTTCTTTTACTACTATAATTTATAGTAGTTTTCTTTGGTTTTTCCCTTTTTGTTTCCCTCTTCTTTATTTATAGAAGTTCTATATCTATAGAAGTCCTATAAGGGGAGCTTACCTTCTTCTCCCAAAAAGAAGAAGTAAGCTCATTATAGGCATATCTTCGATCAATAATAAAGAATAATTTCTTTACAATAATGAATAGTTTCTGCTATATTGGAATCTCAATATGAACAATATGAGGTAAAATATGAATGATACAAAGAAAATAGCCAATAAATCGGCTGTTAATAAAACCAAGAAAACTTCTGTAAAGAAGAAACCCAAGTCTTTGATAGAAAAAATATACGAGATACAAAGAGATATTGGGAGTATAGAAAAGAAAGACGGGGGAGGTGTTCCCTATAAGGTAATTGCTTACAACGATGTAAACAAAGAGGTCAGAGAGCAAATGACTAAACAAAGAATTTGCATGATCCCAAGCACAAGCGCACATACTAGAAATGGCAACTTTACCGAGGTTGATGTGGGTATAACCTTAATAAATCTTGATAACCTAGATGATAAATTAACCATTGAGGGTTTTAAAGGTTACGGAGTAGACCAATCTGATAAAGGCATAGGCAAGGCATATTCTTATGGCTATAAATACTTGTTTATGAAACTTTTTAACATGAATATTGGCAAGGACGAGGAAAGCGAGGATAAAGATACCAAACGCAAAGAGCCAAAAGAAAAACAAGATGATTCTGCACAAGAATTAGATGACACAACAAACGATTTCGCATGATAGGTAAATACTACAACATGACAGCTAGCCAGTTTGTTGAATATTTGGGTTTTTCTAAATATGTTGCTGGTAGAGGTAACAAAGCTAAGAAGAACACCAAACTAGGTTGGGATATAAATGGCGATAGACCAGCGATCAGTTCTTTTGTGCAAGAATATGCCGATTTTGGCATTGAACATGAAAAACACGCCCTTAAATTTTACGCAGATCACATGGGGAAGAAAGGCAAGGACTTTAATTTTATACTTTCAAACCAAAAATCATTTGAATTGCATAATTTTTATAGCACTAAAAACGGAGTAATTAGTCTGTCTGCCACACCTGACGGCATACAATCTGATTGCTGCATTGAAATTAAATGCGGGAAGAAAGGCAAAGATGTCTATTCAATCAAAGAAATTGTAGATAGATATTACCCGCAGATACAAGGCCAATTATTCGTTTTGACCAAGTTGGGTTACAAGCCAAGCAAAACTCATTTTGTAAATTGGTCTTACAACACCCAACAAATCTATGAGATATTGCCAAACCAACAATATTTTGAGTATTTAGAGGAACATCTGAAAGACTATGCCAAGCATTTGTTAAGCGAAAAAGACTTTACAGAGGATTCGCCAAGTTTTTCAGATGATATAACAAAACAATTAAATCTTATTTACGAGGAGAAGAAAGATGCCTAATTTAACAAGAGCAAGAAGAGAATACAATTGCTATCAATGTAAATCAATCATTGAGAGAGGTAGTATGTATTCAAAGAAGTCTATCTC